ATCATGCCTTTTGAGAATATTAATTGCCCAGAGTTTAGGATGTCTAATAGTTTTTAATTTAGCATTATTAACTGCTTCATTAAGTTTTTTTTGAAAAGCTAACTTATCTTTTTTGTTTACCTTGTAACCAAGTTGATTATTTTGGTTTTGTTGTTGTACTTCAAGTCTACAAAGTTTAACAATGTCAGATACAGTTGGCATAAACTTGCTAGTTAAAATCCATTTCTCTACTGCTTTAATTATTACTGGCAACTCAAATATCTTTAACGAGTGATACCAAAGTCTATTAACATTCTCATCAAACTCACTTTTGCTATATTGCTTACAAGTTGTAGACATAATTCTAGTAAAAGTTTCTTTATTTAAATCGTTCATAACATCTCCTTTAAATTGCGTTAGCTAATCTTTCAATTCTAGTTAATTGCTTTTCATCTTCCCATCTTTGCTGATTAATGTAAGTAGCAGGGTTTGGAATAAATGCACCATTTTCTTTTACCCATTGGTCTGAATGAATCTGCCATTGTAATGTTTTTAAGACAGTATCTAAATCAGGTTTATACTTTTGCCATGATTCTATTGCCTTACCTTTACCAACTTTTTTAGGATAAGCATTCCAGAATAAATTAAAACCATCATCCACTTGTTGGTCTTTTCTTTTCTTATCTACTCTAGTCTTATCTAATCTAATCTTATCTAATCTTATCTTATCTCTCATGACATAGTCATGACTGTGACATGATTTATCTTTGATTTCCTTTATAAGACTTCTCATTACTGGGTTTGAAGTTTGACTAGTTTCTAATCTGTTACCTAATTTAAGACAAGTAATGATACCTTCTGAATCTTCAAATAATCCAAGCTCTACCATTTTTAACATCATTTTACTGACTCGTTCTTCAGTAGAGCCTGTATTTCTTGCAATGATTCTAGCATCATGTTTAAGATCAAAATTAATATTACTTACATCAAACTTGTTTACAATAAGTTCTAAACAATACCAATACAATCCATAACCCTCTAACCCATAATCTAACATTAGATGCTGCAACTTATCATCTAGGTTAGCATCTGAATCATGCTTAAACCATTTCATATTTTTTCTCCTTTGGGTTCAAGTTTATAAATACCTAGCTTGGCTTCTAATACAATGGACCTAACTTTAGGTAACTCTTGATCAGGTTTCTTTTTGTATTGATAAACCATTTGGTGTGTACATTCTAGAGCTTCAGCTAATTGTTTGGCATCGTTGTTACATAATTTAATTGCTTCATTGTAAGTCATGTTATTTTCCTTTGTGAGTTAAAACTAATTTAACTCCCTTGTTAATTAATAAATAAAATAAATACATCCATACTAAAATGGTTATAGCTCCCAACATTATGAGAGCTACCCCCAACAACAGATTAAAAAGGAACATCTGATTCTAGCTCATCAAAACTTTGAGCCTGTTTAGGACTAGAGCCTTGTTTAGATTCACCTTGATAAAATACTTTAGTGTTACCTAAAATAACCCCACGAGTACCTGCTTCTCTTTCCTCTTGGGTAGTTGATTGAGTGACCATACCATTGTTGTCATACTGATCTTTTGTGTCTGTATCTACAAAAGCTGTTATGTTTAGGTATGTACCTTTCTTACCTTTGACAAGTTTTTCTTTGTCAATTTTTGTTACATCTATACTTGCACTGATTCCTACAACTGCCATAATTATTTTTCCTTATTAAAATTAAACTGCGGTTTCCTCTTATAGCGAGGTGGTTCTTTATCATCTGCTACATAAGACAAAAACTCTTGGGCCTTTGGTATGTACCAGTCAATAAATTCTTGATCGTATTGTACCAACTCCGTATGTAATTCTTGTGGAGTCCATACAACAAAGTGTGCTGCAACTGCTTTACTTACTAACATCTGAATTTGCATTTGGACATAATACCTGTCTGGAATAGTCGGGTATATTTTTTGTGTAAACGGACATTTTATTTCTACTGGTATGCCATTTAAAAAAGCATCTGCACTTGCACCAAGAGGTAACTCTGGATGCACAATTAACTTATTGCCATTCTCACAGATGTCATTCATATGCCTTTCAAAAGCTCTCAATGCTGTTTCTTCATTAGCTAAACCATAAGCTGTCATTAGATTACCTTCAAATGGTTTTTCCCTAAAAGTTTTTTCCTTCCAAAGCTTTTGTCTTTCATAGACTGCACCCCATGCTTGAGATGCAGTTATGATATTGTGCCTACGATTATCTTTAAGATGTTCGTTTAAGCTCATTAGCAAAATCCCTTAATTCAGATTGTTGGATGTCTGGCAATTCAAAAAAAGCTTGTTTTAAAGCTCCACAATCATGAGCTTCTTCTAAAGTTTCTTTTGCTTTCTTTAGTTCATCTGGAGTAGATGGTTTATTGACAGCACTATTATCTTTGCTGTCTGCATCTTTAGTATCATCTAATAGAAGCAAATTTCCTAATGCATATTTTTTTGCATATGAACTACTTGAACCAAATGACTGGGCAATGTCCATACCTTTACGAGTTGGATTAATACCTGCTTGAGCCTTAACACTAATATGATTTTCTGCTATTTGAAAAACTGCTGTAGCTTCTACATACATATAATCACCTACCTCTTTAACTTCATCGGTAAGTAATAACAATGCATTGTGTTTAGCTAGTAAAGGTTTTACAGCTTCTAAAATATCTTCTGCACTTCGGTAGTTATAATTACCAAATTTATTTAACTGACCTTTTGGTGCTTTAAGTTCTTGCTGAATTTCAATTAGTTCTTTCATTTATATCTCCTTCGTTTGTGATGCCATAATTAATTCTTGGTAGGCATCAGGGTTAAGTTGCTTGATTAAACCTAGAACTGAATTTGCTCCAGAGTCTAGTACAATTTCTGCAAAATTACTAATTGCAAAATGTTGGTTAGCTTCTTCCATTATTTTTTGTTCCATTATAGAATCTCCTTTGTTATTAATATCTTTCATCCCAAACTCCAGTTTCTTTATCGTAGATCCAGTTGTCAGGATTTTCTTCGTACTCTATTTCTATCTCCTCTGCTTCTCTACGATCTTCAGCAGCATTGATTGCATCTTGTGCAATTGCATCCCATTCTATTCTTTCAAGAAATTGTTCAATTTGATATGCATCAAGAAGATCTTCAACAGCTTCCCACCATGCTTCCTGTAGTCTTGCGACTACTGGGAATTGTGCATTTTCTGCATCTGTTGAGAATGTATAGTCATCTGCTATTTCAGCTACGATGTCTAGACCGATTAGTTTAGTGATTGAATTTTTGTCTGTTAGTATCATTTTAAAGCTCCTTTGTTGTTATGCATTTAGTATACTCCTTTGCAAACATATTGCAAACATATTTGCACAAATAATTAAAATAATATAATATGTTTTTTATGGCGTTATTTCACGCTAACAAAGGAGTTATTATGAGAGTTGTATTTTATGGATTTATTGCAGGAATGATTTTGTTTAACGGAAATTTGTTTGCTCAAAGTATTTGGACTGAAGATGGTTCATTAGTTATTACTGATGGTTCGGATGATGTGTCTGTATATATAGATGATGAAGGTTCAGTGAATTACGAAGCTGCAATATCTTCTGATGAATCTACATTTATATATGGAACTGATAAGTTAACAGTGTGTCAGCCTACAGCTAATGGAAGTATTTGTTACTAGGGGGATGGTTAGGGGAGTTACCTCCCCTTTCCTTTATTTGTTGCAAACATACATAGTTACTTCAAAACCAAAACGCATTTCAGTCGCTTGAGGTTGTGTCCACATAATCAGTTCCTTGTTGGTTAATAGAAATTGGATTATAGTTTAGAAGTTTAATTAATAATAGAAAACAATGTATGATTTTTAACTAATGATTTTATGGAGAAATTATGAGTGATAATATAAACCCAGACCATTACACTAAAGGTGGTGTAGAGACTATAGATTTTATAAAGGCTAAAATGACACCTGAAGAATTTTATGGTTTTATAAAAGGAAATGCTCTCAAGTATGTTAGCAGGGAAGGACTCAAGTCAGAAAAGTTAACAGACAAAATTGATGACTGCAAAAAAGCTATATGGTATCTTGAGCAAATGATTAAAGTACACCAAACAGATCTAAAGATTTTAGAGGTTAAGGCCAAAGAAGATGAATGGATAGACGACCCCTTAACTGATGAAGATTAATTTAAACAAACCACATCCATGCCATGTATGTAAAAAAGAAGGTAAATTTTTTTACAAGAAATGGTGGTGTGGCCATGACAAATATTTAAAAGGAGTTTGTAATGACAAAGGGAAAAGAAACACTAAAGAAAAATAAGGACCAATGGAAGGAACATAAATTTATTTGGGAGGG